AAAGTTCCCGCACCTGCAGCCACAGAAGCCCCGATAAAGATTCGAGGAACTCCTTGATTAGTTACTACCGCAAGAGACGCATTGCGGCCAGCCGCTACCATAGTGAAGACACGGAGTTGATCTCCAGCCATCAGAGTTACAGGGCGAGCAAGAGCAGGAGTGCCACAAGCAACTCCCTTAACTGCGAATGGTACTAGAGAAAGAATCAATCCTTTCCTTAAAATGTATGCGTATGATATGTTAGCTCCTGCTGTTACAATACCTGAAGTTACTGTCTGACCTGTTGCGAAGTCTCCAATGTTCTGTGCTGTTACTGTGTAAGCTACATCTGTAGTAAGACTAGCTTCTGTGCCGTCTGTGATTGTTGCGTTTAGAGGAATTTTGAAACCGCTTGAGCAGTTTAAGACACCTGTTACATTTTGTGTTGTCATCTTAGATCACCTCAAAGTTTGAAACCTGCTCCTAAAGGTTTGAATATGTTACGATTTACATTTGAAATAGGTCTGCGAAGTAATCTCTTACCTAATCTAAAGCCAATTCCTATGCCTAATGATTGTATAGCCATAGCCTGATAGTTGTTCATAAAGTTATTTTGAACAACACCAAATGCCTGATCAGGTGCGCTGATTAAATCTCCCAAAGAAATCGCATCCGCTCCAACTGCCATAGGTACTGCATATGCTTGAAGCATACTTGACCCTACATTTGGAGTCTTGAATCCAATATCTGTTGGTCCTGTAATTAATCCTACAGGCGATGTTCCCATCAATCCTTGAGTTAATACATTAGCATAAGCGTAACTTTCCGCTACATTCAATAGTGAAGTTGTTCGACTTCTTCGGCGTGGACTAGACTTTCTTCTACGAGCCATGCCTTACCTTCTAAGTAGTCGGCTTATGAATCTTCACTTACAAATAAGCCTTTTTCGTCTCTTTGTATGACTTTCATTTGTGATTGTTGTGTTTGTTGGCTCATGTTAGCTATAAGCTGACCGATTGCCATTTGAATTGGATTAATTGGCTCACTTTCACCTAATCCCGGTATTTTTTCAACTACTGATCGTATTGCCAAGGCTAATTTTTCGTCTAATTCAACTAATCCATCTTCAATCTTATGTCCTAGGTCAATTAATAGTTTGAAAACTACGCCAAAACCCACAATTATCGTTCCTATAATATAGAGTGTCTCCATCATAACCCCATCGAGTCCTCCTCGGTCCTTAAAACCCCCCTAAACCCAAATCCCAATCCTTTTAATGCAATCATGGTTCGCTAAGTACCTTAGCACGCGATATGCAATCGCATTTGTCTTAAAAAATCTGGCGATTTTTTGTTGCGGCTGATCGCCGCGTATATTATATAGTCCTAATAGAGCAGAATTGATATTATGGGAGACGGGATACCAAGACACAACAAATGTTGTTTATGTAGATTAAGAAAATGTCATCAAGATCAGAAAGGCCATTTATGGGGCATCTGTGAACGATGTAAACACATGATCAGTGAGGATTGGATATGAACCTAAGATGTTGTAAATGTCAGCTAGTGTTTCTAGTCAACACCTTTGAGGATGTAAGGATCATACAGGCTATGTCTTGTTCAGAAGGAGCAGGTCACAAATTAAGTGAGGTAGCATAATGTCAAGTGATGATTACAGGACAGATAAATGGATTCTTGATCTCTTTCCTAATTTCTTTGACCCATGCCCATTCAAAGGCATTCACTTGAAACATAATGGGTTGCATATGTCATGGAATTATGCAGATTATGACGGCGTGTTTGTTAATCCACCTTATTCAAATCCTAAACCGTGGGTTGAAAAAGCAATACAAGAACAGAAAGATGCAAGAAAAAGAGCATATGATCCCGAAGATGAGCAAGAGATTTGGTCGGCCGGTACTATTGTTATGCTTCTAAAGCATGACACATCAACAGAATGGTTTAGATTGTTACATGAAGCAGGGGCGAAGTTTTTGCTTGTTAATGGCCGTCTAAAACATCAAACAAACAAAGCGTGTGCTTTTCCTTCAGTCTTGGTGGTGATGTCATTATGAGTAAAATATTACATTCGTTTACTTTACACGATCATACTTCTGAATTACTTCGTAAGAAATCAAAGAAAGGTTACATGAGTCAAAACGTATCAGCCGCCATTGAATGGTATTATACATCTCCTGTATGGACTAAAGAGCGTGACGATGATGGAGAATACACAGGTAAATTAGTTAGAGCAAACAAAGGCGTTGTCATTGCTCCGTATGAGCGCAAGAAGTATCAGGAGATCATAGGAACTCTAAACAAACAAATAGATGCTCTGGAGGCTGAGAAGAAAGCACTAAAGAATAATAGGTTCAAGTTTTGGAAAAAGATGCCTCAATAGGGGGGTTAACGAGATATCTTGAGATATATCGAGATATGATTCAATAAGGTCGAGGTGTACCTTCTGTGTACTCTGGCGGAGTAGTTGGCCCGTATGGATATTGTACAGGCATTCCAGTTATAGGATCTATTCTACCCGTTGTTGCTCCTGTCCCCGGAATAAGAGAGCCAATTAATCCAATTAATGACCCTAATGGGTCATCTCGTATATCTGTCAAAGTTTGTTTGTGTGCTTGATACTGTGAATTAAAATCATTGTATAAGTCTAAACTAGAATCATAAACCCTAGTTCCAACATCAAATTTAAAACCGTAATAAGTAGCAATACCGCCAAAAATTAAACCCATAGCAGAAGCGTCAGATAATAAAGCTACTAATGGAGTTGATATTCGGTTTATCTGGTAAGCTAGTAAACCATCAGAAATTAATTCTCGTTCTGATCGTCCAAGTACAATTTCATGTCTTACTACTTGATCTGGTTTTGGTTTAGGCATATTCTCCACCAAATGATAACCCATTATTTTGAGATACGCCAAAAAATGAAAAAGTTGAACCTGCAGTAGCAGTACCCAATAAAGCAGTATAACCAACAAATGCACCGGCTCCACCTAAATTACTAAACCCTAAAGGTTCAAGTTGAGAATTGTTAAAACCTCTTAATGCAGGTGATGTACCTGTTGAATTATCTTTTACTCCTATCCAATATAAATTACCTTTTGTTAAAGACATTGACCCAGTTGATTGTTCGGTTACTGATACAGATTGAGCATTAGCAGTTGCCAAAGTCGCGCCTGTTACGCTTCCAATTTTATTACTCGGTCTTCCATCGCTATCACTTTCATATATTGCTAAATCCATATTTGCACCTGTTTGTGCTGTTCTTACATAATAATGTATATTTGTCAATTGTGCTGTTTTCCATGCATAAAATGGTCTGTAAAAGAAAAAAGACCTAAATTCTGATGTTGACACAAGAGTCGTTCCATATCCTGTCGCACATCCGTATAATGGTTGTAATGAAGTAGTTGCTGCGATAGTAAATGTAATATCACCATTAAATAAAACAGCATAAGCCCCACCACCGCCTCCACTTGCGGCAGTTGTTTGAGTCGTTCCGTCAGGAAATGTTATACCACCACTAGAAGAACTAACATCTAATACAAAAGAATCAGTTGCACCTTTTACTTTTAATTTTTGATTTTCATCGCACAATAAACTAACTGCTTTAGTAGAACTAGAGATATTTATGCGACCGTCTCCAGATATTGCAACAATTGTTAATTCATTTGTTTTATTTGTAGATAGTAAACCCGTAGCAGACAAAACACCTCCAACATTGTATTGTATCTGTCCATCTGATCCCCCCGGAGTTGCTGATAATGTTACATCATCGTTAGCACCTGCACCGTGAGCCATAGATATGTTATTTCCGACAACTAATTTTCTAGCTGCTGTTAATGATGCAGGTATTGAACCATCAAATGCAAGTAAGTATTCCGCATCTGCAGGAGCACCAGAACCACCACCACCATTTAGGAAGCCGTCCCAATCACCACGAACTGCCATCCTAGCAAGTTGTACAAGGACTAATCTTCGCATTTCATCTTCATTCTCAGGCTCAATAAATAGTTTTTCAGCTACTGCTTTAAATTGTGAATAAGATAAATTTTCTAGATCAGTCTCTTTCAATAGCTCGTATATTCTCATCGAATAATTATTTGCATCTGGTAGTGGCATATCCTGGTTCTCCTTATGTTAAAAATCCGTCCCAATCACCCTTACATGCTGTAAGAGCTAATTTAATTAATACTAATCTTCTTAGTTCATCTTCATTTAATTGTTCAACTGATATTACTTTAGCCGTATTATCAATCGTAGGATTCTCACCAGATGCAATCTCTTCAAGCGTTTTCCCTTGCATAATCGGATAAATCCTTTTTGAGGTTTTTTCCGCGTTAGGCAATGGCATATCATATCACTTATTTCAATTGTTTAGATCGCATGTCAACCATTTTACGAACTGCTTCGTAATCTTTCATTGACATATAACCAGCACCTAACAACTTAAACGCTTTAGATTGCATTTCTGCTAATCTTCTACGACCTTGTGCTTTTGTCATCTTCATTTAGATCACCTTAAGCAGAAGTTATGTATTGTGCTGTAAAGTTTAGAGCAACAGGAATTTGTGCTGGCTTCATATATGGTTGTGCAACAATTGGATTTGTTGCTGGAATGCTGCCACTCAAATTGCCGTTTGACATTGTTACTTGTGCGCCCCCGCTCACGCTTGTAATTAATGCCTGATCTACTGAAGTAAATTGTGCTTGAACACATACTTGTCCCTGTAAAGTTTCTCCGATAGAATTTCCAGTCTGGAGATCTACAAGTTGGAAAGTTCCCGCACCTGCAGCCACAGAAGCCCCGATAAAGATTCGAGGAACTCCTTGATTAGTTACTACCGCAAGAGACGCATTGCGGCCAGCCGCTAC